GGACCGGGGCCGCCGGGCGGGCCGGGCGGACCGGTCGTGCCCTGCTGCCCGGCGATCTCGACCAGGGCGGGACCGCCGTCGATCTCAACCAGGGCGGGACCGCCGTTGATCTCGACCGCGTCGGCGGCGGCGCCCACCTCGACGATCCCGAGATTCGGCTGGCTCACGGCGCTGGCGGGCCGACGTTGAGAACGACGGTCAGCCGGCCGCGCGAGAACCGGATGACCGCGCCGGACGGGTCGATCAGGTCGAGCTGGTAGGCGTACGGCCCGACGGGCAGGCCCGCGGTCTGCGTCGGCGTCATCGCGAGGGTGATCTGGCCGGTACTCGACAACTGCACCCCGCCGTCGGCGTCGGTCAGCTCGATCAGAGCTGCGTTGGGGTCGCCGATCCGTGCGCGGCCGGTCCAGCCGGTGAAGTCCTGCGGGTTGGTCCCGTCGGGTTTCCACACGAAGGGTCGGCCGCTGTACGAGGCGCCGCTGTAGACGACCAGGTCGAGTTGCAGAGGCAGAGTCGTCGACACCCGGGTCACCCTCCTCTGTATTTATCCGGTGACCTGGATGAATTCGACCTGGAGGCGTTCGACGACGATCTCGCCGTCCACGGCGGCGGGCGCCGCTCCGGGCTCGTGCAGGGCGACGTCGCGTAGAACGATGAGCGGACCGCGCTGCGCCCAGAGGATGCCGACGAACGCCCGACCTGAGTGGAGATTGACGACGACACGCTTGCGGAGCAGGGTGCGCCGGAAGTCAAACACGAGTGCTCACTGCATCACGCTTCCTTCTCGGGGATTGGGCCGTAACCCGTGCCGCGCGCCGGTCGTTGATCAGCGCGTGGACATTGAGTACGAGGGTGACGACTTCGTCGTGCTGAGTTGTTCGTGCTGCTCGCTGTCGCTGCGCATGACATCCGAGAACGCTCGGATCGCGGCTGCGGCGAAGCTGCGCTACCGGCTGCAGCTCCTTGACGGGCAGCAGCTCGCGTTCGCGTTCAATCGAGTCCCCGAGGACATCGACCTGGCGGAACCGGTGGACGCCGCGACGATCCGCCGCGTCGTCGCGGTGTGCATCAGCGTCGCGGCGGGGCGCTAGGGAGAGGGCGGGGTCCGATGCCAGCCGTACATGACGGTACTGGCGAACGTCTCTTCCTGCGGTACGTCCACATTGGTCGGTCGGTTGCCGCCCCAGGTGTGCGCCTCGCCGGTGCCTCGCCGATGGTCGGACGGGCACGGCATCTGACCCTCGGTCGGGGCGTGCCCCGTGAAGGCGATGTCCCACAACCGGCGTAGCGCCTGCCAGTCCGGGTGGGCGTCGCAGTACCGGCATTCGCCCGGGGCGTGTAGTACGGCTTGGTCGCAGTGCGGGATCGTCCCCAGGTCGTAGTCGGCGAAGGTCACGGCACGGCCTCCTCGTCGACGTCGTCGGGGTCCTCGTACGCGGAGCGGCGTGGCTTGCCGGTGACCATCGCCCGGGACAGGGCGGTGACCAGCGCGGCGACCCCGTCGATCTTGTCGGCCGAGCGCGCCCGGTCGGGTTTGACGTTGCCGGCCGGGTCCATCGCGACGGCGACGTTGTCGATCATCCAGCGCATGACCGGGTTAGCGCCGTGCCGCATCAGCGGTTTCGCGGCGGTGCCCTGCAGCAGCAGCCGGGAGAGCTGTTTCATGGGCGGGGACAGCGAGGCATAGCCCTGCCGGACGGTGACCATCGGCGCGCCGTCGCCTTGTAGGTCGGTGACGAGCTGTGTGGCGTTCCACGGGTCGTAGGCCAGCTCGGTCACCTTGAACGCGCTGAGATCCTTGCCGATCTGGGCGCGGACGTAGGCGTAGTCGGTGACCTCGCCCGGCGTGAGCCGCAGGTAGCCGAGCTTCACCCAGCTCGTCGCCGCCCCGGCGGTCCGGTCGTCGAGCTTGCGTAGGTTCCTCTCCGGCGTCCAGAACCGCCATAGGGCGTCGTATCCGGCGGCGTCGTCGGGGAACAGCCAGCACAGGGCGGTGAGGTCGCTGGTAGAGGCGAGGTCGAGTCCGCCAAAGGCGTGTCGCTGGCGCATCTTCTGCTCGTCGACTATGGACGCGTTGCGGTCCCAGGCGGGCAGCTCGAAGTACCGGGTTTCCTGCCGGGTTCGCAGGCCGCAGTGTAGGCGCAGGAACCGGGCCAGGTTCACCGGGTTCTGCTGCGCCTTGGACGCCTCGTCCTTCAGGAACGCCCGGGTGGGGCTGATGCCGTAGCCGGGATTGGCTTTCTTCCACGTCGACTCCAGGAACGGATCGTCAAGAGGGTCGGCCGCGAATATCACCCCGTATACCGAGGGCTGCTTGATGGCGCCGCGCGCCAAGCGCTCCATGTAGTCGCGCTTGTGGGCGTACACGCTCTCGGGGCGCCCGTCGTCGGCGGTCGTGATCGTGATGACCAGGGGCTGCGAGCGGGCGCCGGTGCCGGACTCGACGGCGTCGACTACGTCGGCGGTCTTGTGCACGTGCAGCTCGTCGACCCCGGCGCCGTGTACGTTCGCGCCGTGCAGCAGGTCGCCGACGCTCGCCGCGACCGCGAAGTACGAGTTGGTGGACTGCTGCACGATCCGCGACTGCAGTGCCCGGATCCCGGCCTGCTTCAACTGCGGCGACGACCGGGCGATCTGCGCGGCCGGGTCGAAACAGAGCCGGGCCTGGTCCTTGGATCCGGCGACCGCAAGTACCTGCGCCCCGGCCTCTCCGTCGGCGAACGCCAGCACCAGCAGCAGACCGGCCAGCAGGGACGTCTTCCCGTTCTTACGGGGCACCTCGACGTAGAGGCTGCGCACGATCCGGACGTAGTTACCGTCGTCGTCGCGCGCCACCCAGCCGAAGACCGGGGCGAGGATGTAGGCGACCTGCCACGCGTCCGGCGCCAGCTCCCGGCCGGCCCACTTGCCCTGCGTGTGGCGTAGGCACTTGAGGGCGGCGATGACCTTGTCCACGCGGGACGGGTCGAACACGGCGCCCGGGTAGCCGTTCGGCTCGGGCGTACGGATGGCAGGGCCGCACCAGTCGGGCAGGGTGTAGCCGCGCGATTCGAGGTACCAGGTGACCTCGGGCGACAGCTCGGGCCGGACCGGTTGCTGCGGCGCGGCCTGTCGCGGGGTAGCCGGCTGTTCCGCCGGGCGAGACGGCGCTGTCTCGCGCGATGGCCAGGTGAGGCGTTCGCCGCGGCGGCGATGCTTCGTGGGGGCGGGCATACCGGGTGCCGCCTTCCCCTAGCTTCAGCCGAGAGCGGCGAACGGGTTGACCTGGCCTTCGACTCGACCCTCCATCTGGATACCGGCCCTCGCCGAGGGGGTGAGCCCGAACTCTTGGGCGAAACCGCGCACGGTCTGGGCGGCGTCGCGCTGGATCTGCAGGGCGGGGTTGCGCACGAGGGTGCCGTGCATACCCTTCACGAGCACAGTGCTGCGCGCCAGGATCGCGGAAGCCTTGCGGTGTGCGATGACGGCTTCGCAGTAGCAGACCAGGGAGTCACGGTCGGCGGCTACGGCGGTCTTCATATAGGCCAGCTCGTTGAGCGTGTAGTCCCAGACGGCGCGTACCTCGTCGGACATCTCCGGGGGTGGCTCGGGGAGGTCGTCGGCGGGTACCGGTTCGCGCTCGTTAATCCTGCACGGCTTGTCGCCGCGGAGGAGCCGGAGCGCTGTCGGTGCCCCTACCGGGCCGCGTTTACCCATGACGCCCTACCTTTACGGGTTCGGATGTTCACCGGTCGCGCCGGTGGCCGGGATGACGGAGACGTCCCAACGCCGGGACGGTTCGGCGTCCGGGTTCAGGATGAGCCCGCGCGCCCGCCACGGTCGATAGTCGACGAAGTGGTGCGGGCGGCCGAAGCGCCAGACGAGGCGCGCGACGTCGGGGTGCATCGCCACCAGCATCGCCGACTTCGCCAAGGTTCCTTCGACGGAGTAGAACGCCTCGGTGTTGCCGCCTTTGAGCTGCTGGGTCGGTGTCTTTAGCTGAAGGAAGGCGTTGAACTGGACGGTGTTCCAGCCACCCTTGAGGATGCGCAGCGACAGGTCGGTGTCCTCGTTGTACCTTCCGCGCCAGCGCAGCGGCAGGTCGTTACGGATCAGGTTGCAGGAGTAGATCCGGGTACCGGTGACGAACGGCGGCATGTTC